GGGTGACGCAGTGCTGGCAGAGGTTACGGGCGCAATGCCTGCGATGTTCAGGGACTGCACATTCATTAGGGACGCCTCAACAAACCTGACAACAGCCTTCGTTACCGTCGCATCTGGTGCCAAGGCCACATTCTCTGGTTGCAGGTTCAGGTCTGCTGAAGATACAGGTGTAATGCAAGGTGCTGGTAATGTGGTATATAATGATGCCGCAAACGCAGCTGCCGATGTCTCTGTTGTTGCCTGTGTTAACGAGACCGGCTGGTCTCACTCAAACGCTACCGTCCTGGGCGAGGTGTGAACGATGTCAGTCTTGCCGCAGCCATCAAACCGCATCATCAGAGAGCAGTTCAGTGAGGGCACAACCATTGACTCCGACAGGATTCAGGGAGCCCTCGATACTGTAGAAGCCCGCATTAACGAGATCCCTCGTGGCGATATCCTGCCTCGGTACGTTGAGCAGACGGTGCATCTTGGGTTTCTTCCCGGTAGCCTCACAACGCCGTCCGACTTTTACCCCTGGGGTCCGCTCTACAACTCATCGAACTGGGTTACCGCTGCTGGCCTTGGCAAGGTGGAGAACGAGTTGAGGGTTAAGGGGTGCTACAATAGCAATATTGCATCCCCCTCAACTGGCGACCAGTATGTATGGTCAACCGGGATACACCACACGAGCCCATGCCTGCTCACAGAGGTCCACTTCAATGCGGTGACCGATGCGTACCACGTAAACGCTCTAACGGATAACGTGATGCACATTATCGTGAGCGTTGATAGTGACAGCGGGGGAAACGATAGGCACCTGAACTCATTTGAGGTGGCAAAGCATCTTATTAGCGACCCGGCGTGGAGGTTCAGGAGGACAGCGGCAACCGCAGTACCGGATATGCTACCGGCGCACACCGATGACCTGGGTGGCAACATCGTATCGTTTCAAAACCTAAAGGTGACAATCCCAGCCGGGGCAAAGGTGAGGTATCAAGTAGTCATCCCGAGGAATGTTGGGGCGTGGGGGGCGAACCCGTTCTCAACAATCGTGGCGGGCTTAACGTTACATTATCTTGAAGAGGTGGTCGAATGAAGCATGTCTTCAGCAGGCTCTCAAGGGGTGTCAAGCTTCAGGTTGGCCACATCTATACGGCGGTATCGTCTTCACTCAGCAATCTTACAGATAAGGCGGGCACTTCTGACGGTGTGGTTGCTGACCAACTCATTTGTGGAGATGGTCCGTTTACGGTGCATCTGTCTGTGCCAAACTTTGATGCGACACAGAAGGCAACATCGATCCCGTTTGTGCTTCCAGCATATCAGGGTGACACAATCTGGTCGTCTTCATATTCTGGAGAAGAAACCCAGGTTTTCAGGGTTGAGGATGTCGGATTCTACTTTGACTCTCACGATGAAAAGGCTGCAATCGGGGGCCTTGCTGGCGCTGTGGCTAATCAGGCGGTGTTTGAGGATATCTCAGACTATAAGCTTGAAGTTGCCATTCTTGAGACCAGACAGAAGAGTCAGGGCGAAGACAACGCAACCCAGTCTCGGTATTCAAGTATATGGTCTAGCACAATACCTGCGACAGTATGGGAGGCAGGCTTGAACCCTGTCACATTCTCTGAGATAAGTGCGGAGCTTTCACCTATGCGGACCTACATAGTTCGCATAATTGCTCCTGACCTGGACTCTGTATCAGCAAACAAGTATGCGCTGCCAAACTTGAACGTATGGATAAAGCTGAGAACTGAGCTTGCGCCGAGGGATGTCCACGCGCCATCTGAGGATAAGTATGTTCAGAACATACCAACATCACACAATGGGGCGGTTCAGAATGTTGCGGTGACAACGACATTACCAGTGGCCGGAGATAAGGTTACGGCAGAGTATGCAACCCCGACGGATGCATATGATGGCGTTCAGACTGCGCTCGGCAAGGTCGATAAGGTCTTTAGAGATAAGCTTCGCGCCAACTACAACATTCACTCAGAGTTGCCCTCAAGTGAGAACCTTACAGACGGCGCAGCCTATAAGGTTCTTGCCGTCCCGATGTGGGGCAACTTTCGAGAAACCATGAACGGGAGCAACTCTGGGGGTCTGCCGTATGTCGGGTCTTTACCGTTCACCACCATGATTACGGATAGAAGGGTAATCCCCATCTCCAACAACTTTACCGTCCACCACGTCATAGCTTGCGCGAATTACGAGACGGGGGACCTGTATCCAAGCCCCTCGACATTCTCGCATCATGTTGGGGTTGGTATTGGATCAGGGCTACGTTCAGACTGGCACGTCTACCAACAGGTTGCATATAGGACATGGGCTCCATACTCAGCAGCCGCGTACGAAATAGACAATTGCAGCGTTACGCTAAACGACACCCTGACTGACTCATGGGAGATTGTGAGTGTTCCGCTTGTTGAGGTTACGGGCGAGTCAAGCACCAACTATGGGCAGCAGGGGAGGCCCTTCTTTATTGGCCAATCAAGGACCGGGACCAACCCAAGAACCAGTGTTGGCTCCCCTGGTGGCGGAAGCGGAAACACGCCCGCAACGCTTGGGCAGGAAAGTTTTATTGAGGTCAGGTGGGGCATGAAAGACACGTCGGGCCTAAACAATCTCGCATCAAAGGTTATCGTCCCCCATTACGGCAACTGGGTTTACATTATAGGCAAGACCACCACGGTCACGAGCAATCAGGAGTAGGGTTGTGGCTACAGCGCAGCAGATTAGAGATGAGTCATACGCACAGAGCGAACGGGCGCGAGAGCGTGCAGCCCGGGCTCTTGCAGACCAGATAACCTTGGCTCAACAAGGTGTGACGGTTGCTCAAGAGGCAAGCGATAAGAGCCTTGCTGAAATGCGAGCACAGGCAGCGAGAGGTCTTGCCAGCCAGTTCCAGGCAGCAGGGCGAAGGGCTGCTGGCGGTGGCACACTCGCAGCACTTGGTCAGGTTGGCCGTGACACTGAGCGGGCAGTCTCAGCCCAAAGGGCTCAGAATGACGCAAGAATCCAAGCAGCAAAGATGGCTGCGGCAGATGTCGAGGCCACCAAGACAATGGAACGCTCAGAGCTTCTTGACCGACAGAGGAACGCAATGGAGCAGTTTGCTGCAATCATTGCAGGAATGCCTGATGAGAACGTGTTTGGCAATGTGGATCGTCGTAATTACCTTAGAGCCGCAAGGGATGCCACGGCAGATCCAGCACTCAAGGAGATGATTATTGACCGACTGGTTCAGGAGGGGGGGGACAGGTAATATGGCACGTATTCTCAGACGCAGAGTGGTTCAGATGCCAAAGGTTGCTTCAAGTAGGCGTAACCTTGCGTCTGAGATTAACCAGTATCTTCAGTTGGGCCTTAATGCTGGGCAGATTATTGAGAAGATAATCCCTGACGACCCCAAGACAACACCAGAGGCTTACGGAGAAACGCTTAAGGCGCGACTCCTTGGCACTGGTCAGGACAGCGTGTACGATCAGTATATCAAGGGTCAGATTCAGCAACCCTCTCCGCTAGAAGCAAAGGTCCCTCTCGCCGATGCTTCATCCCCCGCACCCTCGGCGGGGAGGGTTGTGCCAATCCTTGACGATATGGGCAACCCGGCTCCAGAGCCAGCCCCAGAGCCAGAACCCATGCAGGCTGAGAAGGCTTACGTTGGCCAAACCGTGGCGGATGCACGCAGGGCTAGAGAGGAAACCTTTGGAAAGGTTATGGCTAACTTTAATCAGGGCTTGGCCATCGTGAGGGAAAACTCTAACCCGTGGAACCGTGGCGAGAAGATAGACAAGTACATCGCCGCATTTGAAAGAAACCTTGCCAAGTCACCGCTTATGAATAGCGGTTCAGCCAAGGCTCGCGGGGAGGCTGTGAAGGTTCTCGTTGCGAACAAGCGTGCCGCCACAGCGCAGATGACCAGAGAGTCTATAGAGAGCGAGGGCCAGAAGGGCAGAGAAGCCACCGCTGACAACATTGAGAGAAGAGCGGTGCTCAAAGAACAGTACCGTGTTGCGAAACTTGGAGGCGACAAAGAGCTTGCAAAGTTTAAGAAGGGGCTCAGGGTTGACCTAGAGAAGCTTTTGCAGAGAAATCGTCTAGGCGTTGAGTCTCGCAAGCAGGGAAATCGCGACAAGAATAGGGCTGCAAAGTATCTGATGGACATTCTCACCAAGAAGCCATCAAAAACCCAGGCTGAAAAAAGCTTTATCACCGAAATGAAGCAAAAAGATAAAGCTGTTGAAAACTATGATGACGCAATGACCAAGCTTCAGGCCCTTCTCGCCATGGAAAGCACTCAAGATGTATTCTTGATGGCGGAGAGCGACCTTAACGATGAGCATCGTCAGATTAGGGAGGATGTGGATGCTCAGATTGCAATCGTGGAAGCCAGAAGAGCAGCGCATTCAGCCATGCTTCAAAGGTTAACGGGTCTAGCAGGGCAAGACTCTGAGCTGCTAGAGGTAATACCTAATGCACTGCCAGCATTTGAGATGCCTGTGTGGGTGCCAGAGGGTACAGCAGAGCAGCCCGCGCCAGCCGATGCCCAGGGTGCAGGCGGCGGTGCAGACCCAGCCAGGGATGCTGCGACTTTAATTAAAACCTTTAATCCTTAATAAATGGTGGCGTGAGTGGCTGATCCAACAGAAAGCGAACGTCTCCCCACGGCCCGTGAGACCATCAACGGGCTAGTAAAGCTTGGGCAGACGCCGGAAAAGGCGAGGCTCTTGGTGGAAGAAAGCCTTGGCTTCACCATCCCAACCGGGCAAATGGACCTTACAGCCAAGGAGCTTAAGCGCCGCGCAGAGCAAATCAAGCAGCGCAGGTCTGAGCCCACAATGTCTGTTGACAACGAGTCTCGGTTCAAGACTCCGGGGCCATCTCGCGGCATCATTCAGACTGTGGGCGTCCCGATAGCGCAAGCCTTTGGCGTTGCCACTACGGCGTTTGAGCCACTAAGTGATGAAGAGACATCATCCGTGGTTAAGACGTTTCAGGATAGCTACAACCAGCTTGAAAAAGAGACCGATATTCGCATGGAGAGGGATGCGGCACAAAACTTCATTGATAACGTGTCGGGCATATCTGAGGGTACCATTGACTTCTTTAAACAGGTTATTGGGGCTAAGTCTGAGCGCGGACTATCTGACACTGAAGCAATATATGATGCATACAAGGCGGGTAGAGCGATCCCTGGACAGATGATGGCTGGCGGTGCCGCCTTTTTGGCAAGGCTGGTAACCGACCCTAGAACTTTTTACACGCACCCTGCGGACGCCTTCTTGACAATGGCCCCAATGCTTCCAAGTATTGCGAAGTCAGCAAGGCTTGGTAATGCCAAGGCGGTAAAGGCGCTCAAGGAGCTAGAAGACGCTGGCGTTTTGAGGTCTGTTGCCGGTGGGGATGTTGCACAGCTTGCGGTCAGGGGGACACGCGCCGCCCTAGAAGCACCCGGCAAAGTTTTAGACGCCCCACTGCCCGGTCCGCTCAAGAGCCAAGTCAGAGCCCCAGTCGAGATGATCGATGGCGTTCCAACTGGCGGCTCAAGAGCAAGAACATTTAGAGATCTTGCCACCAGTGCGCTCAAGGGTGCAGGTGTTGGGGTAATGGCTGACGAGATGCTGCTTGGCGCTCTTGTTGGTGCATCACCAGCGGCACTAGCCCCTGCGGTTCAGGCGTTAAAAAGGTACAGACCAGAGCTTGCAGAGGCCGCTCGCGAGTCAACAAGGTTTGGCGACCTTCCAGAGAGGGGGGTGTCCGCCTTGTTTAAAGCCGTCGAGGCGGTAGACGGGTCAATGCTTAGGCGCTGGTTTACCGACGTTGCGGCAATGGATAACGCTAGAGCGGAAGCATTGCTAAGGGAGGCTATCCAACAGCCGGAAAGGTTTGCAAAAAGGTTGACCCAGGATATCGACCTCCTGGCCAGTCTTGCTGAAAAGGCTGACACAAAGACAGGCTTTGAGCTTGCATCTTATGAGCCAGAACTTGGCACCGCCGTAACGGTTAGAGATCCTACAGGTGTGCCAATGCCGGGTAGCGAGAGCGCCCTACTTCAAAGGCTTGGAGAGGGGTCAACCGCACCATTAGTCGCAAAGCTTGGCCCCGATGAGGCCAGGGTTATTGACCGGATTGCAGACACAATTGCTGGCGGTCTGTCCAAAGCCAGGGAGGACTTATCTGAAGGCGTGAAGCCTCAGCAGGACTTGAGAGATAGGTACGTCACGCAGATACGTGAGGTGTGGACGGGTAACGCACCCGGCTATCTCGATGAGCCATCAGTCAATGGCGCTGTGATGAAATACCTTGTTGATTTAGGCATGGAGCCATCAATGGCTGGTGCCCAGCTTAGGCTTGCGGACAGTGAGTGGAGGCAGGGCCGCAAGGTGGTGCAGATAAAGGGTATACCACCGAAGGTTGAGGGCGGCAACTGGACCGAGGTCAACATTCGCGATGTTATAGCCAAGGCTGTCGAGAAGTCCCCCGAAGCGAAAAGAACAATCCTCGAAAAGACTGCTGCTGGAATCGTTAAAAACGAGTCAGTCAACCAGAGAACCAAGCTAATCGCAGATACAGCCAACCCGCTTATGGAAATCTTCGAGGAACGCTGGCTAAAGAGCGGCGGGGTGATGAAGAGCGGTGCCAGGAAAGAGTTCAACAAGATACTCACGGAGAAGCCGGAAGTTTTCACGGACATAATCGTTAAGATGTACGAGCTAGAGAAGGGGCTAGTCCCCGGTGCTCCGGTCATGTTCTTGCCGATGCAGGGTAGCGGGCTCACAGTGCCCAACCTTACCGCCAACCTACAAGGGCGGCACGTCACTACGGTCGCACAGGCCATATCAGAAAAGCATGGCATATCCCTAGAGGCAGCAAAGAGGGAGGTCCGAGACCTTAGAGACAGAAAGCTGTTCGGCATGGAGAGGGTTGACGAGCTTGGAGGTTACCTAGACCCAACTGTGGCCAAGGCTTTCGACAGAATAGACGCTGCGGAAAAGTTTCGCGGTGACATGAGCAGTTCGCTGTCTCGACGGTCCAAGAGGTTGAAGAAAAACCTGACCGTCCTAAACGTATCATCAGGCGTCAACAACATCACCGCCAACGTCCTGCTCCAGAGCGTAAGCAGGGGCGTTCCGATGTCTGTAATCATCAATGAGCTTGGTCAGACCGGCCTGTCTTACCGCAGGTTCAAGGCTGGCAAGCTTGATGACCCAGGCGCAACGGCTATGTATAGAGCACTAGAGCGGACAGGTTTGCTCGATAGCGACATGATTGCCGTTGAGACCCACCTATACAAAGGCGAAAGCCTGCCCCAAAGGCTGGCCAAGCCATTCGAGAAGTTCTATCGACAGGGTGACGCACTGCCCAAGCTTGAAGAGGCGTCGAGAGTATACAAGAAGTCTATGTCCCAGCTAGACATGCTCAAGGATGGTGAGAGCGTGGCGTTCATGGTTGACACCAACAAGGTTGTGCCAATCAAGAGAACCCAGACGGGCCTTGAGATGAAGGGGCGTGCGCTGTCGGCTGACGAGCTTGCCGATATTGTGGCCAGGGGCTCCGCGATGTCTGCTGAAAACAAGTTCTTCAACTACAGTGACACGGGAGCCTTGAGTAAGAAGGTTCTCGCCAAGGGTGAGAGCGCGTTCGTATCTCCGTTCTATACTTGGTTTAGCAAGGCGCTGGCAGGCAGGCGTGGTGGTCTCGTTGGCAACGTCCTGCTGGGGGACTTTTCCCCAATACTCTCAACGGACAGTGCTGCAATTACGCGAGCGCAGCTTGCCGACGCGACACTCCAATCCGGAAAGAGGGCCATGTTTACCCAGGTGGGTGACATAGAAGAAAAGGCGGCACGAGACGGCCTGCGCCAAGTGGTGGGGTATAAGGGCATAGAAGAGCCCACGCTGATGACCCGGATGAAGGATGGGGCGATTGGCGTCACCAGTTTGCAGGGTGTTAACTTTGCAGCACCCTTTATTCTTGGCCTCCGTGCTGGCTTTGGTGCCCTATCCATCGGCAGGGGTGACACGTCGGCGGAGAAACTAAACTCGCTGATGCGAAAAAGGCAGGAGGGCGAGAGTGTCAGATCTTTTCAGCGCCGCAAACGCAGGGCGTTCCTTGCTCTCAAGCAAATTAGGGGCGAAAGGCTTTCAGGCAAGAACTCGCTAGAGCTTTTAGGCTTGGCGGGTGGTCCCATGCTCGACATTCTTAGGGCGATAGAAGAGGACGGCAAGAATGAGTATGGTTATCGTCGGACCGGAGATGAGATTTTTGCAGCACTGGGGTCAGCCCTTATTGGCGGTACCGTTGCGCGGGGCATTCAAACGGCGAAAGCAGCAATCAGCGAGGAGGGGGTTTTCGGCCACCTGCCTGCTGGAGTCAGCCTAGACCCCGCCCGCAAGGAAGAGCTTGCCTCGTTTATGGCCAGGAGGATGATAAGCCTTTTTGCTCCAAGGCCCGTAAGGATTAAGTCTCTAAAGAAGTCGAAGAGAACTGTTACATCCAAAGGTGTCAAGAGAGGCAAAGCCAAGTCAGCAATAAAGGGTGCTGCGGAATACCAAGTCAATGCTGTCAGGGAAGCCCTCACCAAGGGCACGATTGGCGAAATCGAATCTGAGCTTAAGGATATCGAGGGTAGCAACCTTCAGATAGACAAGGTTGAGCGGAAGAGGTTGCAGGCTTTGAAGAAACTGTGGGAGAATGTAATCCCAGGCGTAATAAAAGATTACGAAGACAGCATTCCAAGGAATGTTGCCGAGTTTGAAAAAATAAGCCGCGAATAACCACAACACTATTAAGGAGTGGTAACCAATGGCCGCTGGAATAACAGCAAGAAGTTACGTAAACAACTGCGTCTTCACTGCTAAAACAAAGTACATCAAGATCCCAACCAACTCTGGTCCGGCAGGCGAAGCTGAAGACCTGATTGCACACATCACCACGCTGGCCGGGTTCTTCCCGTCCTCGGTCTTGTTGAGCAACAACTCACTCGGCAGCAAAACCATTTACATCAGGGACGAGGCGAGCAAGGACAAAGCAAACACTCTGCAAGGCATTGCAATCTCCCACCTGGGCAGCATGTTCATCCCCCTGGTTGGCGTTCCAACTGGCGGGCTTTACATCGAGAATGATGATCCTGTCTACGCCCTGTGCTTTGAGTAGGGGGCAACATGAGCAACCTACTAAGTAACTTTACAAACAGTGGTCCGGTATCTGGTGGTGGTGGCGGAGGTGGCACCGTCACCTCGGTCGGCCTCTCATCTGACTCTGGTAGCGTCACACCCATCACAGCATCTGGCACCTTTGCCATCGTTGGTGCTGATGGCGTATCGACCAGCGCATCGGGCTCGACACTTACAATTTCTGGTGGTGGCTCTCGTAGTATTGCAACGAAGACTGGCAACTACAGCGTCACCGCTTCGGATGGCTTCATTCTGATTGACCATTCCGGTAGCTCAGGAGACATCACCCTCACACTTCCAGCGCCAGCTTCGGGGTTGAGTGGTGAGTCCTGGCACTTCATCGACACAGGTTCAGCGGGCACCTATAAGACCATCATTGACGGCAATGGCGGCAACGTGAACGGATCGAGCACTTACAATCTGATTGGCGCTAACGCGGCAGTCTCAATCGTGTCTGATGGCACTAACTTTTACGTGTACTAGGAGGTACAACGGTGGCTTATTCAGTATCAAATGACAGCGTGCTTTTGGGTAATGACCTTAAGGCTTCGGACGGAACGACGGCAATCACCTTGACCGACAGCACTGGTGCTGTTGCAACCGCAGGCGCAGTCAGCGCAGGTGGCGACGTCACCCTTGCAAGCGGCAAAGACCTTGTGCTCCAGGGCGGCGGCTACATCAAGGCCGGTGCCAGCGGCACCCTCTTCAAGAACAGCAGCGACACCACCATCCTAAGCAGCTCGGGCGGGGACATCTCCGTCAGTGCAAACCTGGGTGTTACCGGAGACCTCACCGTCACCGGTAATGACATCAAGGACAGCAGTGCCGCAACCGCACTGTCCTTCAGTTCTGGCGCCGTTACCACTGGTGGTAACTTCACCGTTGGCTCTTCGGGTACCACCACATTCAACGGCATTGCTTACACATGGCCCGCAGCCGACGCATCCTCTTCTGGCTACGTCCTCAAGAGCAATAGCCTGGGCACCCTTTCATGGGGCGCAGACGATGCCGGTGGTATCACCACTAGCCGACAGACTGGCACTAGCTTTTCTGCTGCTGCTGGGTATTTCTACCTGTGCGACATCAGCGCAAGCTGTGAAGTAACCCTTCCGACGCCATCTGCTGGTGACCGCATTATCTTCAAGGCTGGTGGCTCTGTTAGCGGAAGCGTTAAGGTTTCGCTGAAGTCCGCCGCTGCTGCTGACAAGATTGATGGCGCTGCACACAACTCCAGCCCACTTGACGCCCTTGTTACTGCATACGCTGCCGTTGAGCTTGTCGCCTGTGCTGGTGACGGCCTTGGCACCATTGAATGGTTCATCGTGTAACATGGCATACCGTAATCCCAACCCCGTGACACACTTCGAGGTGTCCGGTCAGTCAAACGCAGAGCCCGCTTCCGACAATGGTGTGACCCTTGTTGCTGGGTCCGGCGTGACCCTGACAACGGGGTCGGGGTCGGTTACCATCGCTGCGAGTGGTGGTGGTAGCTCGTCGGATACGTTTTCGGTCGATCACTTTGGTCGTTTCCGGTGGGCTAATAATAATATTCATGGCCACCTTACTTACACGGAGTACTCAAGGTACTCCTATGTGAATCAGACGCTGGACGGCAAGGTTACATACAGTGATGGGACCATCAACTGTGCCTCCTTTACGTCGAGTATCGTCAACTCTCTTCTGTATATCAGGAGTGGGATTGTGGCCGTCGATTGCACGCTAGATGCATTCACTGTTGACGGCTACTGGACGGTCAACCTTTCAGACGGTAATGCTAAGTGGTCAATGTGGCGAGCACCTGCGCCAGCTGACGGCACAGATTATGACGACCTCGTAACCTGGACCCGCGTTGGAAGTGTCACATGGCCTGGGACTGGTACAGATGACACCTACAACAAGGGGTCAGTCACCATCAGCTCTGGCAACTCTTACGATGCAGGCGACTGGTTTGCACTAACGGTGCAACCGGGTGGCTCTGACGTCTACACTGGGAGCAGCACAAACAACGCCTTCAGCATGTCTTCAAAGTGGAGTGTGTCATGATAACTGGTCAGTCTTACGGCGCACCAACGGGGACCGCTGGCTCTCCAGCAATTAAGCTGAAGGATATAGATGCAGAGTGGGTTCTAATCATTATGGTGACAGAGCCCACAATGCCATTCTCTGGGATGAGCAGAGAGACCAACATCATCCCAGGTGACCTCCAGGTCTTCGAAGCTAAGGTCCAGGCGCGGGCCCCCACCGAGGCTGAGCTGATGGAACTCCAACACATCGTGTACGTTGCGAGCTAATAACCATGGAAACTATAACCTCAAGCCTGCTGGACTTCGGTGCGCTTGGGCTATTCGCCGGGTTCCTCATCTGGCAGCACACCAAGAACACCAAGCGTCTCGATGAGACTGTTGAGTCCTTTCAGCAGACAGTCAGGGACCAAGAGACTGCACACAGTGCAGCCGAAGAGCTAATCCGCAATCGGTATGACAATGTCATAGCCCGTCATGAGGAAAAGCAAAGCGTCATCTATGCTGATGTAGTTAAGAAGCTCGATGACCATGGTCGTATCTTGGAAGATGTCCACGCTTCAATCAGGGGAATGCAGGCCCAGCGATTGCTGGACCCAACGCTCACCCAGCTTGACTGAGCGACAAGCTACCGACCAGCATTCCAAGCAGGAAGCACCCGATTAGGAATAGGTGGGTCCTGCTCATCTAATCTATCCAGCTAAACCGGGCGCGACTACCCTCTTTGTCGAGCACCCACTCACCATACAAGGCAAGCAGACCAGCATCGGCCAGACCATCCTGGTCAACGCGACACCTACCTGGACGCAGGCCCAGACCAGGGAGTAGCTCCTTGACCCTGGTGATGGCTCTTTGCTTTCCATGGCCCTCTGCCCCCTTGAGCATAACCTTCTGCCATGTCTGGGGTGGTGGGCTTTCAATGTGCAACCTCAAGGCTTTACACATCCCGTACAGCTCACCGTATCGAGACCCGAGTCTAAACATGGATGATACGCCTTGCCGTGGCATGGCTTGCTGTCTCTCCAGCACAACCATCCTGACAATGCGTCTCTCCAGGAAGGACATGACCTCTTCGTAATCAAGAAGCTCTTGTTTAAACGGCATCATGAGGGAGGCGACGACCTCGCCCCCCTCGATGGCCACTATTGCACCCCGTCTACCGGGGTCAATACCGACAATGGCACCCTTCAAAATGGCACCGGGTCTGAGCCCCATCCACCACTGCCGCTGCTCACATCTTTGTGCTTCGGCTCATCGTCCTTGTAGTCAATGACGGTGATGTTATCGCAGTTGATGGTAAGGTCCAGGCCATGGTCTCCATTGTTCTTTTGAAAGATCTTAGGAGGCATCAACCGGCCATCGACGGCAACCCGGTTACCCTTGCCGACCTTGCCAGCAACCCACTCGCCTTGCTTGCCCCACACCGACACCCGCCACCAAGTTGTCTGGTCGTTACCATCTCGGTCTTTGCCGTTGCTCACGGCTAGGCGTAGCTCGGTCACACTGGAGTTGCCTGCCTGCTTCCGTTCAGGGTCGGCACCAAGCCGACCTATAGCTGTCACTTTCTGCATTACTTATCCTTTCTGAATTTGTCTTTGTCGTTCATGACCCGTGTTTTCAGGCCAGCAATATCAGCACCGGCAAGCTCTGTTACCAGCACACCCCTCTTCATCTGTACAAAATCCTCGACCAGTCCGAAGTCGATACCCTCATCATCGCACGCCTTCTTCAAGTCTTTGATGGCGTCCGCTGGGTTGGCCTGCTTTTGAGCCCTTGCAATCCTAGCAGCCGCCTCGCCGTCGTCATCATCTGAGACCATGCCAAGGGCAGACTGCAACCCATAGCGCCGGCTGTAGGTTATGGCTGACCCCTGCGCTTGCGGGTCTTCAGTCCTACCCCTCGGCACCACATAGGGGACCAGCTGACTGATGAACTGGGCACTCGCACCGTGGATGATGGTGGTCTCCATAGCCAACCCGCCAAGACCCTC